GCATCAAGCATCCGAAAAGTCGGACGTGCGACTGGCTCTAGTCCCTCAGGGATTTGATCTTCGTTGGCCATAAAATTTCCTTAATTGTTTCCTCGTGGTCGGTCAGCAACTCGATAGAGTTGCTTGCCCAGCCACAGAACCTCTGTACCAGGAGGATACAGCCGAATCTCTTCCTGGCTCATCACAACTGGAGGAAGGCCGAGATTGTCGTATTGCTGAGCAAGGGCCGAAGCGCGCTGCCGTGCTTTGCCCTTATCGGCAGGTGTCAGGCCGGAACTTGCAGACCCTTGTTTCTCGTTTTCTGAGATCATGCTACGAAGCGTTGAGCCCAGTGCAATGAGCTTTGTGCCGTATGCGTCGGGGTCCAGCGTGGCGCTTGGAATAATCCCAATCACACCCTTCAACTGCTCCTGTTCCTTTTGGCTGCCTGCCGTGCTCTTAAGCAAGGACTCCACAACGCGCTCTGCCTGTTGCTTGGCTTGTTGACGTGCCAAGGAAATCTCAGCAAAGGGGTCACCAAGGCCGGGGATACCGGAGATGACGTCCTTTGCGGCGCTCACTGGCCCAGAAATCTTGTACCTGTCATTCCAAAGAGAAATCTGAGGGGCAGCCTCTGCTTCAGCAGTGCCTGCAGGAGAAGTGCCTGGCCCGCCCATTGGCAGCGGTGGCACGCTCGGGCCTGAAGAAGCGCTTGGCTGCGGGCCGCCCATCGGCAATGGTGCAACGCCTTGTCCCGAAGCGGCAGTTCCCCTTGTCAGGATTTGAGGAAGCTCTCTTCTTACTTCTCGATATCCACTGATCATGTTGGTCACGGGGTCCATGATGGGGACCATCTTGGGCTCAAGCCACTTATCCTTCGCCAATGAGAAGATTTGTTCCTCCTGCGGTGTGGCAGTGCCGGCTTCAACCTTTGGCCCCAAGGTCACAAACGAATTCATGATGCGTCCGTCCAAGCTGTTACCAAACGCATTGGTTGCTGCGCCACCAATCTTCTTGGCTTCAATCTTCGCTTGAGCGCGCAGCACTTCGTTGAGCAAACTGCCCTTGCGCTTTTCCAGCTCAGCATTTTGAGCTGCGACTTTGTCAACGTCTTTCTCACCTTGCTGCAATGCCAGAGTTTTGATCTGACGATCAATCTGGGTGATCTGTTCCAGTTGCCGACCCATGGCAGCGGGCAGTGTTCGGGTGGCCCCGGCCAGGCGAGAGATAAAGCTGCCGCGCAATGGTTTACCCGTCTCGTCGGTGTTTGCAGCAAAGCCAAAGGCCCGTTGTCCGAGGTCAAACAGCATCTGTGCCTGCGTTGTATTCTTGTCCACGGCCAGCATCTTGTTGAGCAGTGGTAGGCGGGACATCGTCGCTTCTTCAATGCTCGGGGCCCGAACCGGCTGCTGGTTAAGCGTGCCCATGGCCTGCCGCTGAGCAGCGGCCACCATTTCGGGAGGAAACATCATAGCGCCGGAGTCAGAAGGGCTTTGTACAGCAGGGGTCACGCCTTCTTCATCCGACCCGTCGCTAAAATTTTGGACGTACCCGCCCTTGGCCATTGCGATCGGCGCAGAAGGGGGTGCACCCCCACCAAGGGCCGCCGTCAGTTCAGCTATGCCTCCTTGCTGTGGGGGCGGGGGCATGTCTGCGCCAGGAGGCAGTGGGGGCATGCCCGGAGGGGGCATGCCCATCTCAGCCGGCACCGGAGGCATGCCGGGGGGAGGCATGCCGGGAGCGCCGTCCATCATTGGTGGCTGTGGCCCTTGGGCCATGGGCGCTGATTGGGGCAGCGCGCCGATACCGCCACCACCCTGCTTTGCCAGCACAGGCTGTAGCATGGCCAAGACGGTTTCTGGCGTTTCAGTGGCGGCCTGATAGCCCACCAAGTCAGCCAACTCATCCCGGCGCGCGTCAATAGAGCGCATGTCGCCGCGCAAGTTATTCATCAAGATTTCCGGCGTATCAGGACGACGCTCCAGCATTTTCTCGGAATCATCGTCCTCGTCATCGCCCTCGTCCTCTTCCGACATTGAGTCCATGAGACCCTGCATGATGCCGACGTTTTCGACATCGTCATCCATTGCCTTCATTTTTTTGTTCATAGTGACCTCTTAAAAAAGACCCGCCTTTTTGGCACCGGCTACCGTGGAAAGGGCACCTAGGCCGATGCCTACGGCTTGCTGGAATGGACTGGCGCTGGGCGTGCTTGCAATAGTGGTCTGCATTTGCGAAGACGGTGCGCCCTTGTAGATGTCTGACAAGAACGCGGCCTGTTGATAGGGCGCGTAGACCTGCTGGAGCTGTGTGGCCCGCTGAGCATCAAGCCCTTGTTGGTTAAGCGCCTGCTGAGCCTGCCCGGTGTTGTACAAGAAGTTGATGTCGCCTTGTTGAAGGGTTTGAGCCGTCTGACCCAATGCGGCCTGCTGCACACCAAGCTGGCCCAATTGGCCCGCCATTGCGCCCAGCCCTTGCGCCTGCTGTTGGCCAATGCCAAACTGCTGCCCGGCTAGGCTGCCAATGCCCTGTCCTATTTGCTGGAACTGTTGCCCCTGTTGGCCATACAACGTGCCAGCCGTTTGGGCGGCTTGGTTGCGAGCCTGGGACTGTTGCATCAACAGGTTGGCAATGTTTTGGTTGATGGCCGCTTCTTGGCCCGCCAACGCGCCGCCCTGAGAGGCCAAGTTCCCATACTGCTGACTGGCCTGCAGAAACTGCCCGGCAGCGCCTTGACCCAGTTGAGCCTGCTGAACACCTAGATTGCCCAGCTGACCCCCAGCCTGCACCCCCAGTTGAGCCTGCTGAGCGCCCAACTGGCCAATACCTTGGCCCGCCTGCATTTGACGCCCTTGTTGCTGCTCAAACGCATTCATGGCCTGCGCCTGCGCCTGGGTATAGCCCTGTGACAAGAGGTTGGCGATTGTGGACGACTTCTGGTCCATCAAGTTGCGCTGCATTTCGGCGCGTTGAACGCCTTCGCGCTCGCCGCCAAACGCACCAGATCGGACTGCCTGCGCTGCCAGACCCTGCCCAGCAATTGCGCCTTGGCGATCCATTTGACGCATGGTCTCGTCAATGACCTGCTGACGGTACGGGTCCATGAAGGCCTGTGCAAAACGCGGGTCGTAGCCCTGCGCTGCACCGCTAAGTGCACCAATCCCCATGCCCAGTGTCTGTTGGCCCTGCTGCAGGCCCATGCCGATGGTGGACGTGGCGGGATTGAGGTTGGCCTGGCTGGCACCTGCAGACATGTTCTGGGCCGTGGACAACGCGCCAAGGCCCGATTGCAGGTCCTGACGAGCGCCGCCGAACTGCCCCGTAGTGTCAGACATTGCAGTGCGCCGTGCAGCACTGTCAAGGTAGTCCAACCCTTGGTTGATTTGACCAATGCCTGCAGTGGTGTTGGCAGCAGCTTGCCCCGCCTGCCGCATGGCCGCCTGTGCATCAAAAAACTGGTTACGAGTGTCCGCCCCGCGCAGCACGTCAGCAGCTTCGCCCGTGGTCGTATATGCAGCCTCCACCGCCCTATTGGCATTGGTCATGTACGGGTTAAACGCTCCAATACCCTGTTGCGTAGCCGCCGCTAAAGCGGCTTGCTGAGCAGGGGAAAAGCCTGCCACTTGGTAAGCGGGAAGCTGAGAGCCGAGAGTGGGGGCAACAATGCCCGCTTTGTTTGGAAGACCAAAAGAAAGTCTCTCTGCTTCCTCCATTAAGCGCAGTTTTGCCTCCTCAATCCGAGGAGACTCCTGCACTATCTGCGCGGTGGTGGTTACGTCTGCCATTTATTTCCCCTTCACAGGACCGCCTTCAAGCATCTTCATGAGCTTGTACATGCGCGCCGCACCCTTGCGACGACTTCCGCTGCCCGCGTTGCGGACAGCCTTGGCAGTAAACACGAATTCGCCATCCGACAGCATAGCTGGGATGTCGTCTGAAGTCCCACTTCCAGGCCCGTTGATAGGACCTGTTTTACGAGGAAACTGTGTGGGCTCGGGTATGCCGCCCTTAGCCATGCGCTGAGGCATGTCTTGCCCATAAACCAACGGCACGCCGTACATCCCTGCAAGGTTATACGGCTGAGGAATGGCTCTTGGGGAATTTGTAATGCCGGTAGGCGTGACAACTGGAGCGCCAGGCTGCATGGGAAGGGCTGCGGAGTAGTCAGTGCTCACGATTGGATTGTATGGAGCAAGCTTGGCGGTTTCCAAGCCATACCCGCCCTCTCGGACAAACTTATCGCGCTCCTTGGCCAACCGCGCATTTTCAAGGTATCGTGCTTTTTCGGCGGCCGATACTTCGTCGATGTCTTCCTTGTTTTTAAAACCGCCTGACAATGCGGCAGCTCCAAGCCCAAGTCCTACCTTAGTCAGCATGCTCATGCCCGGAGCCGCAGCAGCCGCAGCCGCAGGGGCCGCAGCAGCCGCCGCAGTTGCGGCGGCTGGAGCCGCAGCTCCAAGCGACGCTGCCGCCGTGCCAGGGGCCGATGAGGAACCGAACAGGCTCTCAAAGAAGCCTGGAGAAGATGCCGCAGGGGCCGCAGCAGGAGCCGCCACAGGGGCCGCACCTGCAGGAACAGTCGAAGGGTCATACGACATTGTCTGATTAGGCTGCAGTGAAAGCAGGCTTCGGGCTGTGCCGTCATATTGAGGCCCGTAATCGGAGCCGCCCACTTCTATGCCGGGCTGAGAGGAGACATTCGCTTGCGGGTTGTTTCCAAACGCGTTCATCGCAGCTGCCGAAGCTCCTGAGGTGAGGCCCATTTTTAAGGCATCTGCCGTGCTGAGTCCGCCTATTTTGCCAATGCCAAACCCCGTAAGGCCGGTGGCCAGGCCCGTGTTAAGTGCGCTGCCTGCCGCTCCTGGTAGGAAAGAGCCCAGTGCCTGCGTGGGGCTAAAGCCGCCAATGGTGCCGCCACCACCAAAATAACCCATGGCACCTGACATTAAGGCCTCTTTAAGGCTGCCGCCTCCCGCCAAAGTTACGCCGCCGGATACCAGCGCGGCGGTCCCTGCCTTACCCAACGTCATGCCGATCGACGTTGGTCCGAGGAGCATGGCCAAGCCCACAGTAGCCAAGACTTTTCCAATGGGGTTTGAAAGGACCTTCTTGACTGCGCCAGTAACGCTTTTCCAAAGCTTTTTGAGGAAGAATTCAGGCAGGCCTGTGACGGGATTAATTGTTCCAGAGCCGCCACGGGCCTTAAGCAGCTGCGCCTCTCCAGGCGTGATGTGCGCCAGCATGGTGTCGCCATTGCGTCCTTGAGACGCCATGTAAGAAGCCACATCTGCCAAACCGCCTTGGGCCATGGTCAGAGGTTGTCCCCCATTGATGCCCTGCATGGCATCTGCGCCCTGTATGGGCGGCATGTCCATCATGGGGGCCTGCGCTCCCTCAAACTGCATCAACTGCAGCTCATGCAAGGCAGAGATCATCGCGCCCAGGAATCCGGGGTCATACTCTTCCGGGAGGTCTTCCGCGTCAACAGCATCGCTGTCTATGAGGTTTTGACGCAGCTGGGCGTACTCGCCCGGGCGCTGGGACATGTAGACCAGCGTTTCAAGCATTGAGGATATTTCAGCCGCCGAAAGCTCCACTTCCGCCATACTCTGGCGAATCTCGGCCTTAAGCGCGGCGTATTCTTCGGGGCTGCGCTGTTGCAGCACCGTTTGCGCAGCATCGTATGAGTCTGCGCTTGAGACAATCGGTTGCTCGTTTACAGGCGCTTCGCCTTGCATGGGCATGCCTTGGGGCAGCGCCATGATTCCTTCATTCGCCATGGTGGTCCTTTCCAGTTTTTGCCAGTAGCCTCGCTTAGGGCTGCGCGCCGGGAAAGGACGCGTTAATGGCAAGATTATCCCTTAAATCCCCACGCCCTGTCCACTTATCACGCCCTGTCCATCTCTAGATAGGACAGGTAAAAGTCAACTGTCGCCTGTGAGCTGGTGACCTTGATTACATCGGCCGTTTCTAAGACGCAGGGCACCCCGCTTAAGACGTCCAATGTCTGGTTCGTGGGCAGTGCATAGCCCTTCAGCAAACAAAATGCAGTAGCCCCGCCAGCCGGATAGACGTTGACCGTCAAAGCGGTGGTAGAAGCGTTCCTGTTCGTCACCCGCAAAGAGGACAAAACACCCGTATTTGCAGCTGGCGCGGTGTAGATTGTTGTTTCAGTCGCAGCTGCCGGAGTGAGGTATTTGCGCAGGTATTTGTTTGCCATGATCAGTTCGCCGATACAAAGTTGATGGTAAGAATCACTGACGGAATGGCAGGGCGCGTGGGACTTGTGCCAGCAGCATAGTTCTGAATAAAGACGTTCAAATTATCCGACCACCAGGCAACTTGCAAGTAGTCGTTGGTGGGATCATCTACAGTGAAAATACCAGTAATCGCTGGAACTATGTGGGACCAAATACTGGCGCTTTTACGAGCAGGCACATCAAAGCGTGTGTTGCTCAACGGGTAGTTGACACCAGTGTCCTTGGCCCATACCTCAAATTCAGCGACTGTATTGCTGCGGTTTGTTACCTGCAAGGTAAATGTCACCAGGTACTGGCCAGCACAAGGAACTTTGATCCGTGAGCCGCTTTCCACGGTGATACCGTTGGAGAACGCAGGAGCAAACGTAAGCAGGTTCTCACCCGTGATGCTGGCGTTTGTTTGGTCCTGGTCCGAGATCATCATTGCCTGGGGCAAGATGATGCCGTTGCTGTTCTGAAACCCACGGATACCACCAGCAAACCCGCCTCCCGCTCCGCTGCCCATGCCCATCCACGTAGCAGCCGCCGCAGTGTCCTGACTGGTAACCGGCGTGTACGTGTTGTTAAGCTGCAGAATAATCTGCTCAAGCGAGCGCACCAGCTGGTTGAACTGCGCCGGGTCGTAGTCCGTCTGATTCGCGTTGGGCAGGCGGACGTTGGTGATCTTGCTCATCGAATGCCGTCCGGTTGAATATCAACGCGCATCGTGCCAAAGCGCCAGTTGCCATTCAAGTCGCTGCTTTCAATCCGCAACTGAATCTGGCGGCCGCGTGCGCGAGTGTCCACTTTATCCGTGGTGGGCGTGATGGTGTACGGGTCCAAAGAGCTTGGCGTGGCGCTGGTCTGTGGGTACAAGCGCAAGAGCAGCCGCACCGTCAGATTGCCGACTTGATTTTTGAAGTCTGGGATAAAGCGCTTCATGAACAGCACCTGGTCCCCGTCGCCAATGTCAAAGTAACCTGAGTAGATGTGGGCCTCAATCGGCAGGCCATCATCATTTACCCCGGTCTCCTGGTTGTACAAGATGGACCTTCCGGCGGTTAGGCCAACAATGGGGGTAAGGCTCGACTGCACTGACTCCGGATCGTACTTTGTGGCCAAAGGTAACGGGAATGACCCAGTGTCCCGCCACGCAGTGCGAGCCAGGGTGCCGATGGACCAGACATTTTCCAAGTAGTTGTACGTTACCGACCGATTGACATACGAGCTGTCGGCGGTGGGGTAGAACCACGTGACCTCGTTGAACTGGGTATTGATGGCCACGTTGACAGAAAATCCTTGGGCGGTGTTGATGTTGTCGTACACGTAGTCCTGCACGGAGGACGGAATTTTTTTCACCGTACCGTCAAAAACAAAGAACGCGTCCTTGCTCATCCAATACGCCACACCGTTGACGTCAGCACAAGCATGCGGACCAATAATTCCGCAGTTGGCCCCCAGCTGCTGGAAACCGAAGGTGTACGGAGGCCCAATAAATTGCTGGCCATGCAGCGCGGTATCCGTCCAGATCAAAATCTGTCCTCGCGACCGCAGTGCGGAGATGATCTCGTTACCGTCCGTGAGCCGTTGTCCGCCGGCCGTGTTGGTGGCGGTGGCAACAAAGTCACCAATGTTCTCTTGGCTTGAAAAGCGCACAAACATCGGGTCTTGACTGGTCGGGTCACCAAGCACGGATTCCGTGCCAAAGCACACCAGGTGTCGGTCGGGCGTGGAGATCAACGCAAACGTGCTTCTTGTTGGCGCTCCAGCAAGAACAGTGGCCCGTGTTGAAAGGCCCGAGGCTGGGGACCACTGGAATACCTGCCCGTTCACCAGCTGCATGATCAGGTCTTGGCCGTAGTTGTCAAACTGCCAGACACGGGAGCTTAGGGCAAGGCCGAGAACAGTGGGAGGGCGAGGTGTGTTCCAGGAAAAAGAGTTCCATGCACCCGTGTTCCAGCCATAGTCAAAGAAGCTGACGTCACTTCCCACGCTGATTTGATACACCCCGTTGGCCGTGCCAGCGGTAGAGGCGGTGGACGTGGCAGCGGTGGGAGACAGGATTGTGTACTGGCTTCCGCTCAAGACCTGTTGGATTTCAAACTCGTTTGTTAGGGTGGCATTAAGGATGCCCCCAGGGTTCCCGGTAACCGTGTTGAAAGTGACAAAGTCCCCGACCACTGCACCATGACTGGCATCGTTAACCGTGACTATGGCGGAGCCGTTAGTAGTGTTAAAGGTAACTGCGTCAGTTGCCCGGATGGGGGTGATGTCAGCCCAATCACCGCCATAAAAAACATAGACTTTTCGGTTGGTGCCAAGAACCATGTATGGTGTTCCGTCCAACGCATTCCAGGTAAAAACCTCGGAAACGGCCCCTACAAAGTAGATTTGCGGGGTGTTAAACGATTCCCAGCCGCCTATCTTTTCTGGCAGGCCATAGCGGAATCGGACAAAGTCGCAGTCTACCCATCCGCCTTCCGCACCGTATTCGGTGTTCTGTTTGTCAATGCCAGGCTTGAGGAACAGTCGCAGGAGGGCCATTTTTACCCCTTTGCGGCACGCATGTTATCAACCAAGTTTGGGTATGGACGACCTGCTTTTTTGGCGGCGGCCTTTGCAGAGGCCTTCTTTGCGGGGGTCAAAGCCTTGGGCTTTCCAATGCTTTTAGGGCGCTTTTTGTCCCAGATCGGCGTGGCTTTCATGTGTGACTCCAATTACTAAGCTGTTAAGACGTTGAGGGCGGTGTTAATGTGCGCAACCCTGTCTGCAAGCCCGATTGTCCCACCGTTAATCTTCTTTGTCATCCCGGTGAAGTCCTTAGCATCGGCCTCCTTGTTTAAGCCGCGCTTGTTCCAGTACCACGCAGCCGTCAGGGCTGCGTTTTCTTTGGTCAGAACCAAATCAGGATTGGCCACAAAGTCCACTCCCAAGGCATCAGAGGCGAGGCGGTAGTTGTCCTTGCCGGTCAACTGGATCAGCCCCCGGCCACGGTACTTCCAGCCATCTCCCTCGTCCGTGTTGCCCATCCGGCCAGAGTAAACCTTGTTGGCAATCTTCTCGGGGTTGCGGTGGAACGGCTGCGCAGCCTCCTCAGACGGGAAGCGGCTTGGCCAAGTGGCGTGCAAACCCTTTGCGCTGTAGTTCAGGTTCTCTTGCAGGGTCTTGAAATTGCCAGACTCATGGGCGCACTGGCCGATAAATGCCGCTTGGCGCTCGGGGGTGCCGATGTCAAACCGATGGAATGCCGCCGTCAATGGCTCCAGCCAAGACGGGTCGATGTGCATTTCCTTGAGTTGGTCTTCGGTCATTTTTTGCCCCGCATGTCTGCAAGTTTCTCAACTGTGCGGCCACCGAAGTAGGCCAAGAAAATGATCTGCCCCCACTGGCCCAGCAGTTGCACGTAGGATTCCTGTGCGTTGTACCCGTAGGCAGACATCATGGTGAACACGAAATAGGCCACGAAGATGGCAATCAGCGCCATAGGCCGGATGTTCTTGGACAGCCACGAGTCGCTACCCATGTCGGACCGCCAGCGCTCGGTGATGGATGTCTGCTCGATCTCAAACAGCTTGGTGTCGTTGGCCATTTTGGCCAGCTCACCGTCTTGCGCCATCTTGGCCAGATCAAGTTGCGCCTTGGCTTTGGCCTCTGGGTCTGGGATAAGCTTGTCAATGAGCTTGCCACCCACCTCAAGAAGTGCTGTCAATGGAAACATCGCTTACCCTTTCAATTCAAAACTGAGGTTGGTGTGGCGGGGATACTGC